GAACCGAGTTCAATTACTGAACCGATTAAGCTAGGTGGTTGAGATGGTCTTATGTTAGAGTAATTTCTATGTAAAGCCGCATAAGCATCATTTTCAGAACCTTGTAAAGACAACATATCTCTTTCAAAATCAAAAGCAATTTCAGAGAAACCTAAATCGTGTTTACCACTCATATCTTGCATTACTTTAAGTGAATTTCCAAATCCTGAGTTAAGAGCATACGCTTGGTTCTTAGTTAATTCTTGTCTTGCTTTTAATTCAGCTAAAGCCTTTGCTTGTACTGCACGAGAAGACTCATTATCAATTTTAGATAAATCATTCAAATATGCTTGGTTAGCATTTTGCATACTAATTTCATTAGCCGCCATATTTGTTTCGTGTACCGCTTTATCATTTTGAAATTTAGCGACTGTTGAAACAACTGCCAACGCTAATTGAGCTTCAGGTACTCCACACATTATTCTTTATTCATCTCCTTTATCATTAATAAGAAGGGTAATTTTCCTACCCCATATTCTTTAATTTCTTCTTTAGGTTCAAATCCAAGATACTGTAGCCATTTCATTGACTTCCAATTTCTTCTATCAACCCAGTTGTATATATAAGTATATCCTTGACCCATTTTAGAAACCCAGTAAGGACATTCCTTAATAAATTGTTTTGTATGTTTAAATAAGTCTTCACTTGATAATAACCAAGCTACGCCATATTCAGGGTCTTTTGTTGGAGCAACCCCAAACATACCTATTACTCCTTCACTGGCTGTGCCAATGATTGTATAATTTCTACTTCCGTCATAAGTAAACGGAGTAACTAAAGCCTCTAACGGAGAAACTCCATTTGATGCTCTTACTTCTTCCCTATCTGCTTTACGCATTTTAGGTGCTAATTGTAGCACGTCAGCTAATATCGCAGGACGTACATAGTTTTCTTTTTCCATTATATCCTTGTTGCTCTGTTATGGTATAAACCTTCTACCTCAGCACTTGCTATATACATAGGTAAGTGTGAACTAGATTTAATGTCAAAAGTAAAATCGGTATTTCTACATTGTATTGGTACTTTAATAGTTCCTGAAGACAATGCGGCAGACCCAATGGTACTACCTGCTGTCCCTAGAACATATCCGTTCATTACAGTTGTAGATTTACTTCTATTCTCAGGTGTTACTTCTGCTGTGAAGAAACCTGAATTTTCGTAAGTTAATGCTATATTTCTAATTTGGTAACGACCTGTAGTTACAGCTAAAAGTCCTCTACCAGTATTTTCTCTAACATATTGTGTTGATAATGTATACTTAGATTCAAAAGGTACACCTATCCATAAATCTGTATGATTTCCTTCTAAAGTATAATTAGAACCACTAACAAATGTTAAAGCATAATCTGCTCCATCAGTTTTATCTACAGCTTTTAAACCTGTTTTAGCTCCATACGGAGAAGTTACAGTTGTTAAACCTGTTGTACTAGAATATGAACCTGTAACTGAAGTTCTTTTATCAAGATATACTCCGTGTCCTAATGTTGCATCTTTTAAATTTCTTAAATCTATTTTAAATAATTTTGTATCTTGTCCTTCAACAGTAAATAAATAAATATTACTTTCTACAGACATACCGCCTAATATTTTAACACCACTAAATTCCCATTTAGACCAAGCTGTTTGTACTTTTTCTCCACCATCAAAGAAATATTTATAAATATACATAGTATCAGCATTAGTTGGTGCTATATCTGTACTTATAGTATAAGGTGCAACTTGTGTGTCTGCTGTGTCATCACATAAAATTGCCATACAATCTTCAACAGTATTACTTACAATTTGATAAGCATTAGAAGGTATTAGACTTTGTACTGAAACTGAAATATCTAAACCATCATTTGTTAATGTATCATCATCAGCATAATATTCTCTTATTGCTGTATTGTTTGTTCTAGCTTGAGCAAAGTAAGCAAACTTACCTGCCGCAATAGGTGTTACTGAATCATCGTGTTCAAAACTTGACACTTCATTTAAGATAGCAGTAGTTGGACTTATAGTATCTCCTGCGTGGTCAAGTTTATATTGAGCTGTATCAGAGAATAATAATAATGTTTCATTAAATCCTACTGAGTGTTTCAATGTATTAACTTGTGTTCCTGAAGCCGCTATATCAATAGGGTCAGTATCTAAAACTTGTGTAACTGTTGTAGCAAAGAAATTAAAGTAACTAGCATTTTCAGTTAAAATTAAATTCTCTCCTGATAACAGTCCTAATCTATTTTTATAATATGTTAAATTCTGTATTGTTTTACCTACAAATGAAGGATTAGGATTAGTGTCTGTAGCATCACCACAAGTCCTATCTGTCCAATCTAATTTTTTAAATGTAAATGTACCATCATTATTATTAATTAATGCGTGAGGCATTGTAGTATCATCTAAACCGACACTTGTTGCAGGTGCAATAGTTTCTGTCCACACACCCATACCATCAAATTTAACATAGTAATCAGAAAGAGTATCTCCTTCATCACCTGTTACTTTAATAATAGTACCTTCTTTTCCATAGTAAGGTAATTTTGTAAAATCTTGTATTGTATCTTTAATAGCATACATCGCTGTATTACCTGAACCATCAGCCGTACTTATTGTATAAGTTTTAGCTTGGTTAATAATTTTTCCATAAATAACAGAATCAAATTGTTCAAAATCAAAATAAGTGTTTATATCAGAAAAGTTTGATAATCCTTGTGAACTAGATAAAGTTGCTCCTGTATCTGTTCTAATTGTTTTAAAAGAAATACCATTTGCACTTGAATCATAATGGGTACTTGAAGTACCTTTCATTAATATGTCTGTTATTTTATTTGTATCTCTATATTTACTATCTGTAGAAGCATCATTTCCTGTAGGTATTTGAAATATAACTTCTATTTCATAAGCCCAATCTTCGTGTTTTAATGCTACTTTATATTCTCTACCATAATTAGTTGATTTACAGTAGACGTGAAATTCCTCTACTTTTGCCGCAGTTGTTGTACTGTCAGCCGCAGGTGTAATTGACTTATTAACTATAAAAGTATAATCCGCAATATTAACCATACGGAAATCATTTTTAGGATTTGTAGAATTAAGGTAAGTATTACCATTAGGATAACTTACAGTTTTTTCATTACCTGCTAAATCATAAACTTTAACTCCATTGTCATAGAACGCACATAAATATCTATTTGACGCATCTCTTTGTATACTCCATATCTTAGCAGTATTAGGAAATACATTTGTAGAATCTAGTGTAGCTACATATTCTAAAGGTGGTCTCTTTGATAACCCATCTACAATGTTGTTTTGACAATTAACTTGGTCTTGACCTTGATTAATACCACGTTGTGAAGGGGTTTGTTGAGACATACCATTTAGAAAATTTGGTACGGATTGTGAAATCACTTGTCCCATTAGTAAGTCCTTCTAGTAGTCCTGTTTATGATTGAATAAGTATTCATATCACCTTCTAACATATTAGCATCAGCACTTCTGCTATCCGCTTGTCTAAAAGCGGCTAGTGCTTCTTGCTCATCATTTCCTGCCAATTCAGTAATTCCTTTATCTCCAATAAATCTTGAAGCAAAACGTCTAGCGGCTTTTGTTGCTATATATTGCCTTGCATATTCAGGGAGTTGTTCAAATTGTTGGACTAAGACTAAGTCCACTGTAGGTAGGGTTGTTGATGTTCCAAACACATCGGTATGGTCGTCCATATCATATAGAAAACCATTACGAATAACTAAATTTCTATCTCGGTATTGTGCAGAAGCATCGGCTTGTACGCAGTTAGATGGTAAAGGTACTTTATTGTCTGTATCTCTTGCGAGTGTATAAGCATAATGGGTATTAAAATTCCACCCCATTGATTGAACTGACATTGAAGTTTCATCTAAAATGTTTTTAGCGACAGATACATCGGTAGTTACTGTCCCTGTAATTGAGTTTACAGGAGCTTCTCCTATAACACTCAACATTTGATTAACTGCTTGTAATTCAGTCGTAGGTGTAATTTGTGTTGCCATTATATTATATTATTATTGCTATTAATAAAATTATTGCAAAAGCAATACTTACTTTTTTATGTTCACTCCAAAAGTGTTTTGCTTCTAACATAATTTCTGTTATTTTATTTATCATATTATATTTATATCCTTCTATTAAAATTAACTAGAGGGGATTTCTCCCCCCTAGACTTTGTTATTAAGATATTTTGATTGTCTTTTCTTTCTTCTCTTCAGGTAAATTCTGAATCAAAGAAATGTTTAGAACACCATCTTCTAACTTAACTTCTTTTACTTCCGTAAATTCAGCAAGTTTAAATGATTGTTCAAAAGACCTTTCACCAATACCTTTGTAAAGATAATCTTTCTCTTTACTTTCTTTCTTTCCTTTTACTTTTAAGACATTTTCTTTAACAGAAATTGTAAGGTCATCTTTTGAAAACCCTGCAACAGCCATTGAAATGTTATACAAACCATCTGACATTCTTTCAATGTTATATGGCGGATAACCAACTGTCTTAAAACTTCTAAGCTCATCAAATAGGTCATCAAAACCTACCGAAAAAGCTCGGAATGGTGTTAAGTCTAGTGTCATATTTCCCCCTTTCTTAGGCGAGTTAATCAAGATACCCACTAGGCATATCTTGAAGTTATTATAAGTAGAAAAGGGGGACGTTAATCCCCCTAATCTATTAGTGTAATAAAGAAACTATTACGCTTCTTTAATTCCTACAGCCGCTTCAGGTCTAAGAACGCCGTGTCCCATAGCATATTTAGCGACCATTAATGTACCTTGTCTTCTGATGTCATATTCTGACTCAACAGCCAAGTCCATAAGTTTAACAGTACCAACTGCTGAAGGGTGAGATACAAGACCTTCATAGTTTGTCAAGTTCACAGACTGAGGTGTTGAAGCACCTGCTGTTGCTGAACCTGCATCTACGTCTGAAGTTCCTACATCATCTTTCACAAAATGAGCCATAGGTACTAATTCAATACCTGCTATTTTCTGAACTTTACCTTCTGCGATTGAGCCTTTACCACTAAAGTCTACGTTAATAGCATTAGTTGCATTAGCTAACTTGTAGTACATTTCAGGGTCTAAGAAACATTTTCTACCTTCCGCAGGAACGTAGTTGTTATCTAAGTTTTTAGCACAGTCAAATAATGCTGTGATAAACCCATTAGCACTTGTAGCCGCAGTCGCATTAGCGATGTCGGTATTTGTCACAGTTGAACCTGCACCATATCCAGTATCAGATACGTTTGCCGCCGCTTGTGACGCTAAACCAATAGTTTGTAAAACGTGCTTGTCTTTAACGAAAGCTAAAGCTCTACCGATTTCAGCAGAGTACGCACTTCTTACGTCCCAATGATTTTTTGCTTCCTCAATATTTGATAAAAATACTGAAGATATTAAAAGGTCATTAATTGTAATAACCTTTTCGTTGTGGTTTACATCAGAACCAGTAATTTCTGCTCCTGCTGTATGATAAGCCGCATCAATTCTTCCCATTACTGGAAATGTTGCAGACTTCCCACTAGAGATAGAACGAACCATCTCTTGCCCTGTTGTCTTAGAAGCTCTGTCAAAAGAAGTAAGAACTTCTCCTGCAAAAACTTTTAGAAACAGTGCATCTTCTGTTCCCGATTGATTTACTTTACCAACGGAAACTGGTGTTGCGTTTGCCATAATTATTCTCCTTTGAATTTATGGTTATTGTTGTTAATAAAAGCCTTGTACTTTCAGCTTCTTATACTAAATTGTCTTCCCGCAGGAAGGTAAAGATAATATACTTATTTACTTGGCAGTTGCCACCTATAAAGGTTGCACAACTATCTTTTATTTCTTTGTTAATTCTGCATATTCTTTTTTCTGTTCATCAGTAGCGACATCGGAATCAATAGCCGCTTTAAGTTTTTTTAGTTTATTACTTTGTAAATCATCTTTAGCGACACTAAGAGCACTACTGTTTGAACCTATACACATAATTATTTTTTCTTTTTCTTATTTTTTTTCTTCTTTTTATCTTTTTTCTTTTTTTTCTTTTTCATATTATATCTTACTATTAGCTAGTTTATTTTTAACTTCAGCTTGATAAGCAGGGTCTTTAGAATATCTAGGGTCAGACATAGCTTGTGTTACCTGAGCCCAAGATTCAAAACCTTGTTCACCACTAGGAGATGCTTTACCTTCTACTAATTTAGGTTCACTTCCTGTAGCTTGTGCATATCTTGCTTTAAGACCTACTACAGCTAACTTAACAGCTTCTAAATCTTTACTGTTTACTGCTGTATTATAAGCCTGTTTTTCAGTTTCAGATAAATTATTACTAGCCCATTCAGACATAGCATCATATGATTCAGCTCCGCCAACCATATTTTTAACTGACGCTGATTGTTGGTCAGCTATTGCTTGTTGTCCTGCAATAAATCTGTCCACATACTCTTTTGGTATTCCTGCTTTTTCTAATGATTGATAAGACTTATCAGCAAGTTTACCATCTTTAGCATATTCTTCTGCTAGAGAATCCATATTTAAACCTGCACTATCTACTGCTTTTGTAGCAATATCTAAATCAGATTTAGGTTGTTCTTCTTTTGTTTCTTCTTTTACTTCAGTCTTTGAAACTGGGTCTACTGATTCCTTTGGTTGAGATTGCTCACCAAGTTTTTTCTCTAACTCTGAATATGATTTGACTAATTCTTCAACTGAGTTGAATTTTTCAGGCAAACCTTCAGGCTTACTTTGTGTAGGCTTATTCTCTTCCACTGGTTTCTCAGCAGTAGTTTCAGCTTGTTTAACTTCTACTTGTTCTACCATTTTATTTTCCTTTTATTATTGTGGTTGTGGCTTAGTCATATTACTTGCCACAGGAGCTACAGCTTTCTCAGCCATCTGCATCATTTGTTGTTGTTGCATCTGTTCTTGCTGTGCTTGTTGTTCAGCCGCCATTTGTTCTTGAGTTTTAATTAAACCTTCCATCTCTATTCCTAAACTTGTAGCGATACGTTTAATTAAATCATCAGGATTTAACGATTGAACTACTTGTGGATTCATCTGAGCTAAATTACCTAACTCAGCCACAAA